AAAAATATCTTACTTTTTAAAAAATAAATCTTATCAGGAAGAGATAAATTTTTTAGTTTCAAATGAAAAAAGGAATAAATACATTAAGAACTTGGCCACTAATTTACACGGCAATACTTTATGCTTGTTTCAGTATGTAGAAAAGCACGGTAAACTATTATATCAGTTAATAAAAGAAAAGGCAGGTGACCGACCTATTTTCTATGTACACGGAGGAACAGAAGCTAATGAACGAGAACAAGTCCGAGCCATCACAGAAAAGTCTGATGGAGCGATTATTGTCGCTAGTTATGGGACGTTTAGTACTGGGATCAATATTCGTAATTTACACAATATTGTTTTTAGTAGCCCTAGTAAATCTCGCATAAGAAATCTACAAAGTATCGGTAGAGGATTACGATTAAAAGATAACAAATCACACGCAACATTATACGATATTGCTGACGACCTTTCCTATGGCGAAAAGGAAAATTACACTTTACAACACTTTAGAGAGCGTATAAATATATACAATGATGAAGATTTTGATTATGAAATACATAACATAGAGTTAGGAAATGGTAAACGTACAAGCTAATATAAAAATTATCAAACTTACAAATGGTGATGATATAGTTACTCATATGCCATCAGGTGATAAACAATTGCCTGATAAATCGCCATTAATGAGATTAGATAAACCTCTACAAATTAAATACATCCCACAAATGACACCTATGGGAGTGAGAGATTATATAGCTTTAATAAAATGGACAAACTATACGCCAGACAAAATCATTACTATCCCAAAAGATAAGATATTAACTATAACAACGGCTGGTGGGGATATGTCAAAAAGCTATTTAAATCTTGCAAAAGAATATGACCAGATAGATTCACCTAAAAAGTCCAAGACAAAAATCTATCATCAAGAACAAATAAATGAAGAAGATAATGAAATGTTGAACGAAATCTTTAGAGATTTTAAGCATCCAAAGAGAACTCTCCATTAGCACTCTGGAGCTTTCTCATAGGACTACATAGTCCATTATACACAAAAAATGTGAAAAGTCAATGTTGGTTGTACCATTGACAATTTAAAAAAAATGTAGTATTATATACATATTATGAATACGAAAAAAAAACCAGAACATTATGTAAATAATAAGGAATTTTTACAGGCAATGATATTGTATAAAAGGTCTGTAAATAAGGCGAAGAGAACAAAAATAATCAAGCCATCTGTACCAGATTATATAGGCGAGTGTTTTTTAAAGATAGCGAATCACCTCTCATATAGACCAAATTTTATTAACTATACCTATCGTGATGATATGATATCAGATGGTATAGAAAATTGTTTACAATATTTGGACAATTTCAACCCAAGAAAATCAAACAATCCCTTTGCATATTTCACACAAATTATCTATTATGCTTTTGTACGGAGAATACAGAAAGAGAAAAAACAAGTTACAATTAAACACCGTATGATACAAGAAGCAAATTATGATGATATGACATTGCAACCAGGAGAAGATAGAGAGTTTAAGAATCAATTTACAGAATTTTTAAAGAAGAATACTCCACCAGTAGAAATAATAAAAAAGAAAAAGAAGGCAGTTAAACGAAAAAGGTAGATAATGAAGTGTGATAAGATTTTAATAGTCGGTGGAGGCTCCGCTGGTTGGATGACAGCTGCAACTTTAGTTAAAGCTTTTCCTGATAAAGATATAACTGTATTAGAATCACCTAATGTTCCAACAATATCAGTTGGTGAAAGCACAATATCAAAAGTTAAACAATGGACAAAATATCTAGGAATAGATGATAAAGAATTTTTAAAACATACAGACGGTACTATTAAATTTAGTATTAAGTTTACAGACTTTAATGGAAAAGACGAGGCGCCGTTTCATTATCCTTTTGGTGCTCCTGTCGTAGAAGGAACTAAATTAAATTATAATGATTGGTGGATGAAAAAGGAATTTAATCCAGAAACACCAGTTTCAGATTATGCTGATAGTTTTTCTTCTGTTATGGCACTAATTAATCAAGGTAAGGGTGCTCATAACTTTTATGGTTTTGATACGGACACTGATTCTGCTTATCAGTTTGACGCAATTAAATTTGGTATATGGTTGAAGGATCATTATTGTATCCCTAGAGGTGTCAAATATATTCAAGAAGATGTAAAAGATATTAAACAAGATGAAAATGGTATTGTTTCTTTAAACAAACATAAAGCAGATTTATATGTTGATTGTACAGGTTTTAAATCAATGCTTTTAGGAGGTGCATTAAAAGTACCTTTTGAACCTATCCCTAAACTACCAAATAATAAAGCGTGGGCAACCAAGATACCTTATGTAGATAAAACTAAAGAAGTGGAATCTTTTACTAATTGTACAGCAATAGAAAATGGCTGGGTATGGAATATACCATTGTGGAGTAGAGTTGGTACAGGTTATGTTTATTCAGATAAATTTGTAGATGATGAAACTGCTTTAAAAGAATTTAAAAATCATTTAGCAAAAGTACGACCTGGGTTTGGTACTGAAGAACACAAATTTAGTAACATTAAAATGAAGTGTGGTATATACGAAAGATTATTTGTAAAAAATGTTGTTGCTATAGGTCTAGCTAATGGATTTGTTGAACCATTAGAAAGTAATGGTTTGTTTTCAGTACACGAATTTTTAATAGCACTTGTAAGAAATTTAAGAAGAGGTGAAATTACACAATGGGACAAAGACAACTTTACATTTGCTTGTAAATCTATCTATTATGGATTTGCTGAATTTGTTGGATTGCATTATGCTTTATCAACAAGAAATGATACTGAATATTGGAAAGCAAATAACAATAGAGAATGGGAAAAAAGTTTAGTTGATATGAAACCTAAAATTTTGCAAGGATATTTAAAAGCTGCTTTACATAGAAATATTGAATGGGAGTTTCCTGTGGACCCTCCTCAATTTGCTGGTAATAGTGGATTACATTATATAGCGGCTGGTTTCAATTGGGCACCACAAGATTTATCTAATTTAATATATCTTACACATAAGAGTAAGGATGAAATAAAAGAATTTATGAACCCATATATAAAGAAATTAGATGAACGTAAAGAAATGTGGAATAAAGAAGCTGAAAAGCATCCAAGTTATCACGACTTTATATTGGAGAATTATTATTAATGAAAATAGCATTATTAAATGATACACACTTTGGTTGCAGAAATGATAGTCCACATTTTGCACATTATCAACAAAGGTTTTATGATGAAATATTTTTTCCTTTTATAAAAAAACATAACATAACAACATTAATACATTTAGGAGATGTAGTTGATAGACGTAAGTTTATAAATTATAAGACTGCTCATTTTTTTAGGCAAAATTTTATGAAACGATTGTGGGAAGAAAAGGTTGATACTCATATTATATTAGGTAACCACGATACATATTATAAGAATACAAATCAAGTAAATGCAATTACAGAACTTTGTACAACATATGATGGTGTAAATGAACCTTGGGTTTATGCAAGTCCAAAAGAAGTTACCTTTGATGGTTTAAATATTTTGTTTATGCCTTGGATATGTGATGAAACTTATGATGAATCTATACACGCAATTGAACATAGTAATTCTGAAATTTTAATGGGGCATTTAGAAATTAAAGGGTTTGAAATGAACCGAGGATTTATGAACGAACAAGGGTTAGATAAAGATACATTTAAAAGATTTGAAAAAGTTATATCAGGACATTTTCATAAAAAATCAGATGATGGTCACATTTATTATCTAGGTACACAATTTGAAATAACTTGGAATGATTATAAAGACCCAAAAGGGTTTCATATTTTTGACACACAAACAAGAGAGTTAACAAGAATATCTAATCCATTAAGAATATTTAAGAAAATAGTTTATGATGATACAAAAACAGATTATAATAAATTAGATATAGAAAGATATGATAATAGTTTTATTAAAATGTTTATATCTCAAAAAACAGATGATGATATGTATGATAAGTTTGTTGCAAGACTATATAATACATTGAACATATATGAGTTAAATATTTTTGAAGATTCAGGAGATGTAACATCTAGTGTAAGAGAAGATATAATAGAACAAGGTGAAGATACACTTACATTTTTAGGTAAGTATATAGACCAACTAGATACACCACTTGACAAACAGAAATTAAAAGATTATACTAAAGAATTATATACGGAGGTAGGAGAAAATGGCAGTTGATAGGAAAGTAGAAACATTAGGACATATAAATTTTGGACCATTTGTTGCATTGTATAAAGTCCATAAAGAATTAATAAAAGGACTTTTAAAAAGAGGTAAACCAAAAGATGTAGGTTCAGGTAATAAAAAACTAGCAGGCATATTAGAAGACCAAAGAAATTATGATAAGGAAGATAAAGAGTGGTTTATAAAAGAGTTTCAACCTTATGTAGATGAATATGTTGAAGGAGGTTGCAGGTGGGCTAGGACAAAATATTCAGAACCACAATGGACAAAATCATTTTCATTATTAGGTTTATGGATTAATTATATGAAAGAAAGAGAATCTAATCCTGAACACGTACATACTGGAATGTTATCTTGGGTTATATATTTAAAAACACCAGATTTAGCTGAAGAAAGAAAAAAATATGAAGGTACTAGTTATGGTCCAGGTGGTATATTATTTAAATATGGTGAAAATTCTCCTACAAAATGGGCAGAACATACAGTAGCATATGATCCTGAACCAGGATATATGTGGATGTTTCCTTGTATGTTAAGACACGAAGTAATACCTTTTAAAACTCCAGGAGAAAGAATAAGTGTATCTGGTAATTTATACTTTATGCACCCTTCTGAAAAATCAAAGGTGGAACCTCCTAGGGAACCGGTTCAAGATTATCATAGGGCTCCAGAGCTTGGATAGTTTTTAAGTTTTATATTATGATACAGTTTAAGAAAATATCTTACAAGAATTTTTTATCAACTGGCAATGTTCCAATTGTTATTGATTTAAATAAATCTCATTTAACTTTAATTATAGGTTCAAATGGAAGTGGTAAGTCAACTCTATTAGACGCCTTATGTTTTGCATTATTCAATAGACCGTTTCGTATTATTAAGAAAGACCAAATGGTGAATACTATTAATAATGGTGGTTGTGAGGTTGAATTATATTTTAGTGTAGGACCAAAAGAGTATATTGTTAGAAGAGGAGTTAAACCTAATATTTTTGAAATACATTGTAATGGAGAGTTAATAAGTCAAGACGCAAGTACTATTGATTATCAAAAATATCTTGAAACAAATATTATGAGGTGTAACTATAGGTCATTTTGTCAAGTAGTACTATTAGGGTCTTCTTCCTATCAACCATTTATGAAAATGAGAGCAAGTTTTAGAAGAGAAGTAGTTGAAGAGATTTTAGACATAAGAGCATTTACTAGAATGGACCACATCTTACGTGGGCAACAAAACGATTTACAGAATAAAATAACAGAAGTCCGCCATCATTGTGAACTTATAGAAACCAAGTATCAGACTGAAGCAAAGTACTTGGATACTCTTCTCCACAAGG